TAACTTGTTCTGTAAACATATCACCGATACCCAATTTTAAGTTAGACTTCACCTCTAATCTAGGAAAGAATATTTGAGCCCTGCCTTCTTTCCTTATAAGAAGAGAAACTCCCGATTGCGGAGGGGAGCCAGGAACACCCAGGTCAGAAGATGATAAACTGCCTTCCTGTAAAGCGGTATCTATCATTGTGAATAATATGCTGGCAGCCCTGTTGACATCACCAGTATCAAGTATCTTTGTTAACATATTGGGGTCAGCAGACGAAGACGACCCCATATCCATTATTTCTTCATAATCGGGTGGTTCTGCTGTCTTTCCCCCAGTATTCTCTGTTTGAATAGGGGGTTTTACCCTTACCTGTGTCTGCGTGGCCACAATACTGGCGAGCCTGTTTAATTGAGGTATAATATCCCTAATCAAGAAGTATATTGACTCCCCTCTTCTGGTACCTTCATCACTAAGCATTGACCCCAATGTTACCGTCTCCAGGACTACAGGGGTATATCCAAACTCGTGTTCCTGCTCAAGAACCTTCTGCCCTCCTATCCATACCTCGTTTCCCTTTCTGTGCCAAACATCCAGAACCATAGCAAATGGTCTTGAGGTGTCTATGTGCCACTTCAAAATCTCTTCGGGGTACTGGGATTTAATCTTGTCCATACTTCTCTTTTCATTTATGCCCGCCCACAATAAGCCATCTTCTCCCGTTTCGTAACTTACATGACGTCTGTCCCACATTCTAACATCAGGAACTAATATGCCATTCTTCATTTGAAAAATGACCAGTGCTCCAGCCCGCCCCCTCATACAGGATTGCTCGTCAATATAGGGTTCTATCTCATCCCTATCTTGTTTCCTTAACCTGGCGTTAGCAGCATTAAACCCTGCCCTTCTGAAATCTTCAATATAATGAGTATCAAAGTCATTGGTATCACTCTCCACAACAATGTTCTCTTTAGCGTTGTTTAATGCTGAGAAAACATTGGCATAAAAGACAGCAGGTTTGTTCAAGGTTACGTGTATAATACCAGAAAGAGGACGCATAAGAGAATCACTGAGAATATATTTCAAGAGGTCTCTTAAGCGAACATCATTGTCCATTCTCTGGTGAAGTTCGGAATTTAACTTCTCTTGTTCTTCAACGACTTTCTTGTAGTCCATTAACAATAGACCTCTCCGAACCAATAACCCTTAATACCCGTAATTGTAAGTAGCATCATCCCTCCTTAACTGTCGTATCCCCACTATAAACAACAAATTGATGACTTAACGCACCGCAGTGATAGCAAACCCAGTATGAATTATTCCAAATATCATACTCTATTTCTACAGGATAACCACACCTTAAACACATAGACATATCATCCCTCCTCTATGAAGACTAGGTAATGTGCCCCAATTTTAATGGCGAGGCATCCTTCTTGCCCATCTTTATCTCTGTGAGAGTCTGGAGTAGAGCTATGGGAACAATAGGAAGGAACATACTTACATTTCCCGTTTCTTCATTCACTATAATAACGGGCTTCTCTTCTTTCTTCAACCCCTCCAACATCGCATCAGCACCTACTTCAAAGGCTATTTCTCGCCCCATTCTATCAAGGTCGGCAGCATTACCAGGTTTTGCTTCATACGGATTCCCCTCCATTCCTTCAGGTCTATACATCTTTTACCTCCCTTACCTTATTCCCTGTAAAATGGATAGCTCCCTTCTTTGACCAAAGTAGATTGACCTCTTAGACCTTGCCTTGCCACTGTTTCTGTTTACATAACCGAATTGATTGACAAGCCCATATATCACCGCTTTAATACCATGATTGTTTTTATCGTCAGGTACTCTGCCAATTACCTTACCAACTCTGTCCTCTTTCCATTTGTATGGCTCTGCCTCATTGCTAAAGGGATTAGGGCATACCCCGAACTCAGATAGTATACCAACGCACTTGGGGTCTATCAGTAACCTCGGTTGGTGGTCTATCGGGTTTACTGTTAAGAACGTGTGAAGTCTCTCTCTACCTGCGTCCTCTGATACCATATTGGACTGAAGGTTTAGTTTGGCTTTGCTTGCCCATACCTCTGCTACTGCCGGCATTGCCTGATGTTGCTTGGCTGCTATGTCAACAACCCCTCCTGCTACCTTGCTCCACCATGACTTCTGTAAGCATATGTCTATTATCTGCTCAGTAACCAGTCCCCTTTCATATATCTCGTCAACTATGCAGACAGTATCGTTTACCATCTGTATCACCTCAACAGCATAAGACCCAGCATAACCAGGGTCTATCCATAAATATAAAGGGTTATCTGTTAAGGGTATGTCCTTAACATGAGTAAGGTATCTGAACTCAGGGAATACCAACCCATGAGGAGGACTGGGTATGCCTCCAAAGCGTTCATTAAAGTAATCTATAGAGTAATTAGCCTTTAAGCGTTGTATTTCATCATCATCATAACCGCCCGGGTAGACAACCCTGTTACTCCAACTAGGTAATGAAAAGGACTGCCCCTGCTGGTCTGGTAATTGGTAGAGCTTCCACGTCTCTGGGTACCAACCCAACGAACCCTCAAATGTCCCAGTCCCGCAAACCCATCCTCTTTTCTCCGCTGTTCTATCACATATCCTTCTGTACTCTTGTAAGGCAATCTGGGCTACCTCGCAAATAATTATACCATCAGGAGCTTCACTACCTACCTTGAGCCAGTCCTTTAATGACCATGTCTTGATAATACCCCCCGTTTCCAGTTTCATTGACCACTGCCCATTCTTAGGGGTGCTGATATTCTCAGGACGGACTGCTGATAACTTAATCATAGCCTCAGCAGTGTATTCAAACTCACTGTGACACCTGTCATAATCCTTGCCAGTTATCCAGAATAAGTCACCCTCCCAGAACCTGACATTTAGATAATCCGAGGCAATATAACTCTTACCTGCCCGTTCACCACCACCACCTAAGACTTCCCTGCTAGTACAATAAACAATGGCCTGCTGCTCCGGTGAAAGGGTATGCCCCAGTTGAGACAATATCACATCAATATCGTGCTTAATATCCTCTTGTGTTCTGGTTTTACCACGCATATTTAATACTCAGGTATCGGGTTACCATCAGCGTCTACTTGGGGTAAGATAGCATTACCTCCCTCTCTAATAGGGCTTGTCGTTGATTGTAGAGGGTCTAACACAAGCGTCTCAAGGGGTCTAACAACCTGTCTTTTACGCCTGTCTTTCATATACTCTCTTTGATAGTCTGTCTTAGCCTGTCCTTTCAGTGCCATTATTCCTCGCTTTGCTCAGTGGCATCCTCTCTCTCCTCTAACATTGGAGCTTGATTACCTCTCAGCCTTCCCAGAATAGACAATAAGCCCTCCCCATCGAAGGTGTGGTCAGTTGGTTGGGTAACCTTACCATCTGTCCTGTCAAGATATTCCTTAATAGCCGGTAAGTCACCCTCTTTAGCTAGCTCAATCAGTTTGTCGCATATCTCTTGAGTAGTCTTGGCATCCTGGTTCTTTAAGAGTGTGGTAACTGAGTTCTTTGGACGGCCATTGGGATTACCCGACTGTCCAGGTTGCCATGGTGTAAGTTGGGGTGGCACTGGCTGTTTTTCAACTGATAGATTAGTATTGCTTACCATAATTCCTTAGTTCACATTAAGTGTCATCGGTCTAGATAGGGCACAGTTGCATTTCCAACAATGAGGACAGACAGAGCCCTTGCATTGCGAGCATATCACAGAGTGGTCAGTACCAAACTCCCTACCGCAAGCAAGACAAATCTGTACATTCCCCACCAAAGTTTCCACTACTCCTCCTTATTAGCTCAGTCCCCTCCAACCTTTACGAGCTATATCATCCCGGTCTTCAAAACCGCATCCTTTATACATTATAGCATAGGTTATATAGTATGTCTAATGGTTTAGTAAGTCCTTGAGTTCTTGAGGGTACGTGTTCCTCTTACAGGTTGAGCAATAGCCTTGTTTCTTATAAGGAACGTACCACAAGTCGTCACCTGGTTGAATATGGCGGCCGCAAGGGCACTTGGATTGATATTTAGCAACAATCCATCTACCAGTATCGTACAACCCGTTAATAGATATAGTATTCCCCTATAAGACCATAAGTATAAGAGCTTAATAACTAACTAGTATCTTTATAATAAAGATACTTAAATAACTAATCCTTAACACCTAATAGCTCTTATACCATACTCTCAAAATGTATTATACCATACCTTTTATTATCTGTATAATGGTTTTATAATGAGACCCCTCTCCTTTCAGGAGAGGGGTCAGGGTAATGAGTAAATAGTAAGTATTATAGAGTATTTAAGAGAAACAGAGCGGTGGCTACAGATTGATGGGGCTAGTTCTAATTCTCGTTTATCTTATTAGAGTGTCAATGGGTGCCAGTAAGGCCAGCAGTGCTTTACAATGGTATTATAAGGGTATATAGTGATTGTAGTACTTTAAGAAGGGGACTTCCAGAGCCTACTAAACCGAAAGAGCCGCAGGGTAAAGCCCAAGAGCCTAGTGAGTTTGAAAGTGCCGCCGAAGTCCCCGCTAGTTCTTTAATAATTGAATAGAGCGGGCGGGTAGGAAGGAGCGAGGATGGTAATTAACATCTTCAGGACTAATGTACTTGGGCAGCGGGAAGTAATCCCGCAAAGAGACATAGACTACTGGTGCCGAGAATGTCAGTATTCCCTTGCTAAAGACGGGAAGCGGTGTCGGAGCAAGACCCTGATACAGAGATGCTGGAATGAGACTGAGGCAAGGGGATTTACTGTAAACGCAAATGAATGGCACCGCCAGCACGAATGCCCTTTCATACATCAAGGCCAAGAATGTCGCTGTAACGACTACCCCCACATCTCAGATGCCTTTGTAGGTGCTGGGTTACACAGAGGTCAATATAAGTAAATAAAACACTACCCGCCCATTCTATTGAGTTATTAAGAGTATAGTACATTAAC